CAGAAGCACTGACTGGCGAACCTCATCGAGCTTATTGTAAATCTCGGCGATCTCATCGATCAGCCATTGCTCGCAGTCTTGGATATCTCTCTCCAGCATGGCATAAGCCTCTTTCTGTGAGATACCCCGGTCATCGAGATTACGGCCAATGCCGATGGTCAGTTTGCCTGCAGTACAGCGATATGGTTTCAGCCGCAGACCCTCATGTCTGACTAACTGAGCTTTGATTCTGTTCATCAATGCTTCGGTCATGCTATCTCCTTATTCCAGATGTGATCATCGATCCGGAGCCAGGAAAGCACTACCCTGTATGCTGACAAATCAGGATGGGCAAGGATGAGACAGTTTTTGTGGTTGACAGAATTGATGTGTTGTAAATATAAGAAAAACCACTCTGCGAGGCTAAAGGTTTATCATGAAAGACGTATTAAAAGACATACGGTACAAGTTAGAGAACCATCTGTACCAGTGTGAGGAGCATGTCCGTTTATCGCTAGTTGCGAGGATTCTCTCTGAACTTGGATGGGATATATGGAATCCACTTGAAGTTAACTCTGAGTACAAACCTGTACCATCAGAGGATGCCACAAAGGTAGACATTGCTTTATTTCAAACTAAGTACATTCCTACTGCTTATATTGAGATAAAACAGCATGGGAAACTGGAAAAAGAGATTTCAAGAATTGAAAAACAACTAAGGGACTACTGTAGGGATAATACTGCACTTTTTGCAATTATGACTGATGGTGAGAAGTGGCGTTTTTATTACTCACAAACAGGTGGAGAATTCTCACAAAAGTGTTTCAAAGTCCTAGACATTAGAAATGACGATCTCGATGAACTTTGTGAATCATTCCAACTTTTTCTAAGCAAAGAATCTATAGAGTCAGGAAAAGCCAAGAAAGAAGCAGAGGATTATCTTCAATTGAATCAAAAACAGCGGGCAATAGAAGATGCAATACCAATAGCTAAAAAAACAGTTCAAGAGCCTCCATTCCCCAGGTTGACTGAAGCGATAGTCCAAATAGTAGCTCAAAGCGGAATAAC